TTAAACATTCACTTTCTTCATTCCAGCAGCCACACGCACCTCATCGGCAAGCCGCCCCATTTCCTTCTTTTCATCCTGACACGTTGAGGCATTCCATCTATCTTGTAGAATACGAATAATTTTGTTTGCATCTTCTGTTTTCATGAGTTTCTTTTCCTCCTTGGGTGGTGTAGTGGTTGTCTTTCCCATCTTTTCGATAAGAGCAGCATAATCCAAAAATGACCAGTTCATATCTACATTTCCATTGATTCCGTTCACTCGGCCTGTCTCTGTGTATTGCCATATTCCCGCATCTCGTCCTAAAAACGAATTATAACGCGCAATCCATAACGCATAGGGTTTTAATCGTTTCTCATCTAATGCTGTTTCAAAAAAGTGCTTTCCCGCGTAAATCATCGCAAAGTATCCGGCCTTTTCAATCGCTTCCAGGAATACGATTGCGGAATCTGTCAAAGTGACTTTGCTTGCTTTCTTCTTGTTCTCTTCTAAATCTAACACAAGCGGATATGTGATTTTCACACCGGAAACAGTACGCAAAAAGTGCTGCGCTTCTGCCTTTGCTTCTGCGACATTGCCGAATTTTGCGTAATGATAAGCGCCAACTCGGATTCCATTTGCACGAGCATTCGCAGCATTTGTTTTGAAAGTCTTATCTACAAAAGTTGTCCCTTCGCTGGCTTTAAGAAAAACAAACTTCACACCGTCGGCGGCAACTTTCTTCCAATCTACAGTTCCGTTGTGATGGGATACGTCAATTCCTTTGATTTGTGTCACAACTTCTTCCTCCTGTTTTTTTAACTTGGTTCTTGGTATAACTTGCCTTATGCACCTTTTTCTTTCTTCAGGTCTTCTTTTTCGTGAAAGATAGCTATGACACGCTTCATAAACGACGGAACAGGAAGACCAGCTCTACCTGCGTTTTCTGCAATGCTAATAAGTTCTAACGCGGCATATGCGTAAATAAATGCATCACGTACATAATTCCCTTGAGTTTGAAGCATGAGATCGGCAATATGACCTGAGCAAATCACCATGATAATGACGAACTTTTTCAAAAGGCCTTTAAAACCTTTCGTACTTGACAAATTTCCGGTTATGGCTGATGCGATAAATCCTGTCAAATAGTCAAACGCCATCAACCCTAAAATTCCTTTAATTAAGTAATCAAAATCACCAAACAAGGCACTTGCAGTAAATCCTCCTAAAAAGATAAACAACCTGTTTATCGACTCGAACTTTTCCAATAATTATCACCCCTAAATAGGATACAAAAAGGGCCTTCGCTAGTGCGAAAGCCCACCTTGGTTATTGCATTGGATTCAATGTCGTTTTGTAGTATTCAATTGCAATTTTTAGTTTTTCCTTATCATTAGGCGGAAGCGAATTGATAAATTGTTCTTGTACCTCATCTTTCATACCAAACAAAGGATGCATTGATTTCATTGAACGCTCAAACCCTTCGTCTGTTCCGCCTAATTTGATATACTCCTGTGCATATTTTTTAATCGCTTTCTGATCCTGGTATTTAATTGCTTGTTTCAAATTGTGTAAAGTAGCCGATTTTTCTGTTGAAATCCCCCCGCTAGTCCCTCTTCCGATTCTATTTAGAAATCTGCGTTTGTTCGATAACGTTTCATAATATGCAGTTTCACGCGGGTCAGATTTATACCACAGAAAATTATCCAGGTTTTCTGAGTAGGGTCTTTTTGGTAATCCTTCAAGATACTTATACTCATTTTTTACACCGAACACATTTGCAATGTATTCCCCGATACTTCCGAACTCTTTCGGATTCTTCGGATCAGGGTAATAAGATTGTCCACTAATGATTTCAAACATCATTTTAGGAATGTTATTCATCATCCCTGCAACTTTTACTACTGGTTTTGACAAGTTTTCTGTTGCGACTTCTTTGAATGTCCTACGTCCTTCTATAATGTCACGCGCATCCAACGTCATTGATTCTATACCAAACCATTCGAGAAAATCATCCAAGGTTCCAACGCGCGAGAAATAAAGGACTTCTCCTTTACTATTTCTACCTAAGATAATGTGTGTTTTCTGACGTTCACGTTCTGGTATCTCATCTTCTTCATCACCGAACATGAGATTGTTCCATAATGCAATAAGAATAGTAAACCCGGAAATTTTCAATGCGAGCGATCCCATACGATACGCAAGGTATGGAGCACGTATTGCAGCAGAACCTAGTATCTTTTTCCCGGCAGCCGTAGCGATACTTTCATTTTGTGCGGCATTTTTAACCAGTTGTATATATCCTCTAAAGTTTGTCTCAGTAAAAGAATAGTATGGAACCAAATGTGTACGCATGGCATTTCCAAATACAGAGACGGAATCATAAGCGCCAAGCAATTCATTTGACAATTTAAATGCCTTGTCCCTCGGATCAGAAAGTGCGTCAATTTCTTCTGGAATACTCGCTCCGTAACTATCCGGCTTTCCATTGTTTTTCTTAATTTGTTCCAAAAAACTAAGATAGTTCGCGTATCGGAATAACGAACCAAGGTAATTCGAGAAGGATTCAGCACCTGACCAATAACGACTCCATAAGTGTTTCGGCATTTTGACGACTCTTTTACCTAGAGGAAGCCGTTGATATTCCTGGAATTCAGCAAACATTTTTAACTGGCTAACACTCTTAACATCCTGAATATGCCGCATCGTCATAATGCCACCACGTTCAAACCAATCCTTCATATCTGCTGACATAGCACGATCATGCTTGATTACATCGTACAGTTCTGTGGCTGCGCGTTTCACATACGATATCATTTTCCCGTTCATCATATCTTTTGCATTGCCAGCTAGGGTCTTATCTATATCACCCGTAATGTTTCTCAGGTTATACTTTATTACACGAGTCGGTCCTTGAAGTTGGAACTTTTTTAACCAATTCATAAATCTAGCATTGGCTTTAAGCAACATGTCAGGAGTCGAATCGGGAAAGAGGTTATCAAGCGTTTTTGCCACTTCTTCCTTCACGACAAATTCCGTTCGTTTACCTCCTACCGTCATAGCTTGACGGATATCGTTTTTTGTTACACCGAGCATTTGAGCAGCGCCTTCAAACAATGATTTTGCCATATGTTCTGGAATGGTATTAGACATGAAGAATAAGTTTCCTTCCCGCGGCTGCCATGTCGTGTACCCTTCCGGTATTAACGATTCCCATGTTACATGTTTGGAACCAAGAATATCGTTTTTAAATTCTCTACGCAAAGCAGAATACTTCAGGATGGTTTTTGCTTCAATCGATCCTATCTCATCCTTTTGAGCAAGTTCAGAAAGATACTGATATACCTTTTTGTTATCCTCTTTCTTTCCAGCAGCTAATTGATTCACTACATCCTTATATTCTTGGTTTTCTCCTGTCCAAAGTTTATCCTTTTTGGCTAACGCCTCGATTTTACCGAAGGACATACCTTGATATTGACCAAATTTCTTTATCACTCGCTCAATCATGCTTTCTTCTTCGATCCCTTTCAAAGAGAGCGTTTGTTGATTCAGTGCCATATCTCCGATGTATAAACGAGCATATGATTCTAATGCTGCAAGCGATTCCTTCGGCAAACTTCTCCATCCATCTTGTTTCTCTTGCCTTACTATCTCTTCAAATTTTTGTTCATTTTCCTTTTGCGCTTGCTTTTGAAGCGAGTTGAAAACATTATATTTATCATTAACCATTTTAATAACACGAGCTGCTTCTCGGTCAAATAACATATGGGACATAACATCGTGTTCAGCTTCGATGTAATTACGCAAAATGTTTTTATCTGAACCCTCACGTTTCTTCAAATACGGGCTGCCAGTCGGTGTTTTTAATTTCTTTCCTGTTCCCTTGGTACGATTCTTTTCTACTTGGGTTAGCACGATATGGCGAAAATAGTCATTATTAGTGAATCGATCACTTACATCAAATCCAATTTGTTTCATGGCCGATACATACTCTGTTTTAATGGCATCCCATACTTTCTTCCGTTCTTCGATGGCTTTTTTTACTTCAACCTCTTTATTTACTTGGTTCATTAAGCGTTCATGCTCTTTTATAAGTGTGGACTCATCGAATCCGAACGGGAGCTTGCGCCCCTTTTTTGCATCTTGTACCAAGTCATTGAGTACAACCGAACGCTCAAATAAATCATATTGTTTTTTATTTAATCCAACGATTAAACCTTGAATAATTCGAAGCGTCCGATCATCAGCTACCCCACGTTGACGCCTCAAATTTAATAAATCATTTCGAAGTTGACTAAATTCTGCATTATGAGGCAGATGTTCAAACTCGCGTGTAAATTGCCTTTTAAATATCTCCCATTTCTCGGCTAATTTTTCTCGTATTGTTTGATATTCACGTTCTCCAGACGCTTGCCATTGCGCTTCAATTTCTGGATTTTCAAATGCATAATCGCTTTTTTGTCCTGACTGTAATGACTTTTTGCTTTCTTTTTTATTGCGTTTAGATACAATCCCGATTTCTTGTGTCCCGCGAATATTACGGTTTACTTCCCGTGACATACGGCGTTCAGCTTCTTGTAATGTGTTAATTAATTCAATATTATCATTGGCCCATATGTCGGTTTTTCCGTTCGTTTCTACTCGGACAGATGTTGCATCAATTTTAATGATTCGCCCATTTTCTTTTGTTTTTTTATGTTTTACTTTATCTCCAATTGAATAATTAGTTTCATTAGTTTCACTAGATTTAACAATATTATTTTTTGGTTTTTCTTTTGAAATCTTTCTTTCTATATTTCCTTCTGTAGATTTTTGTCTTTGTTTTTTCTCTGTCTTTCCTGTGCTTTCCTCGTGATTTCTTGTTCCCGTTGCTGCATTCGTTTCTCTAATTCCTGTACGACTTTCTCGTTCGTCTGCAAATAATGTGGCTTGAAGAGTTTTGTCATTTTTGTCTATCCTCCTGAATGTGGCTGTCAGCATATCCGCTTTTGTCGGTGGTTGTTCACCGAACAGACCTAATTGATTTGGGCTGCCGGTAGACTCAACCGCATGAGCGTAAGTAAGTAAAAATTCTTTTGTAGCCTTGATGCTCTTTGCTTGGTCAAAGAAACGTAAAATGCTTTTACCTTCCGGCGTCAATTCCTCTTCTAACATGCTAAGTTGGTTCAGGTAGGCATCTACCTTCCTACCTTCATAACGAAGCTCAGACAGCTTATTCATGGCTACTGTTAAGTCACTGGATATGTCTACAGGGAAGAACGTACCGTTCTCTATTCCCTGTTTGATATACGCCATACGCGGAGCTGCAGCAAGCATACCCTTAATAGTATTTTGTACATTTGTTTCCGTAGCTTCAGCAAGTTTCTCAATAGCCGTAGCATCTCCGTATGCTCTGGCGAATACCGCATTTTGGACTCGGCGTAGACCATCGGCATTTAAAGCTCCATCTTCTGTCATGTAGCGAGTTCGCTCTGGTGTACTCATGGTTTGGTTCATAAATTCAGTGATAAAAGAACGATTTCCGGCCGTATTGATGTTCCCGTTGTTGTCAGGAGTAAACAGATTCATAAGGCCCTGACTAATTTTATCTGCATCGATAATAGCTTGTTCTGTCGCAGACAAGGCAGCCGTTTCCGGGGCATTTGCCTTCTTAGCGAAATCTGACCGATTCACCTCAGTTTCACGTACACGGACCAATACCGGCTTACTCATATTCTCAATATCAGCAGCCGATAATCCAAACTCTTTCGCGTTCTCTGTAAGATATCGCTTATATTCTGCGGCCTTCTCCGGGATACCTTCATATACTTTTTTTAAAGCAATAGTTCGACCGTTCCCGGACTCAACAACATTATCCGGGCCAATAATTGGCGCGCCGCTCGATACATTCGGGCTTGTTCCTAACAATTTAGGATTTAGCTTTCCGGCGATTTCGTTAATCTGTTGTACCATTCCCTCGCGGGTACGGTCGCGCGGTTGTAGTTCTTGTGGATAGTCTGGATTCTCTTTTATATTAATATCGTTTGAGGTGATAAGAGAGTCTGCATCTTTGATGGCATAACGAAAAGAAATCTCCTGGTTATCAGGAGTAAAAGCACTGTCCGTTTTTCCTTCAAGCGAAGTATTATCTTTTTTCACTTGTCTTTGCATAGCTGATGGTTGTGCTTCAAGATTATTTGGATTCTCATATCCCTTAACTCTGTATGATCCGTCCGGTTTTGTTTCTAAATCCAAACCAGTGTAATATTTAACGACTCTCGGACCACTTGACCATCCCCCGTTTATCGGTACAGTCCTGCCATCCTCCAATTTAATTTCTGTATGGTATGATCCTTCTTTATTCGGACTTGTTACCATGAATTTAATATTCTCAGGATCATTAACAGTTACGTATAATTTCTCTCCATTGTCCATATCGATCTCACGGTAAACCTTCTCTTTTGAAGGCTTATCCATAAAAGTAAATCCCGTTTCCGATATAGGGGGTATGTGTTCTGTGTTTATGTCTGTTTGCCCTATTAAATCAAATTCCTGTTGTGGTTGCATTGTTTTTGTAACTGGTTCGTTATTAAGCACTGGTCTTTCATTTGTGACCAGTCCCATTGTTTGCGTTTGGCTTGACACTGGAGGTTGCTGTACACCGGATTCTGCTAACCCACGCCACACATTGAAACGTACAATAGAATCTTCGATCCCTTTTACCGCTACCAGATCATTCGCTGCCTGTGCCTGCTGAAGCGCAGATTGCAACTCCGCTCGTTTCATGTCAGCAGTTTCTGTATCGAGATTCATCGTAAAAGACTTCGCATGCTTCATGAACACCTGATCGATATCCCGTGTACTATCAGCAAATATCTTCCGAACATATTCATTGCCTTTTGGCGTTTGGGATAATACATCAAGCGCTTTGTCCCGTGCATCGATTGGGTCCATACCACTTTTTATACCTTGTTCATGTACCTTATCGTATTCTTGTCGTAAATCATTCGGCATATTGTCTATCGCCTTTGTCTTTAATCCGTTGTATGATTCTCTTGCAGCCGTAGCAAGCCCCATTGTTCCACCCATGAGCGCTCCGATCGTGAAAGCTTCCCATGTCTGACTATCCATTTTGAAGGGATCGCCTAAAGAAGAACGTTGCGCCCATTCCTGGTATACTTCCTCTCCACCTTCAATTGCGGCATTTGCACCGATTTTAAAGGCTGCATTGGTCTTTGGACCAACATTACTCGTTAACTTACCAAGTGTTTTTGAAGAGATTTTTCCACCGGAAAATAAGTCAATTAGCTGCGCGGCGTCTGTGGTAGCCAAGGCCATGTTTTTTGCAAATGTACTGTTCGCTGCTTTCTTCGCTTCCTCTTTGCTCATACCACGCTCTAAAGCTTGCTCTAGGGTTTCGCCAGCCTCCATTGCACTTTCTGTACTTCGACCCAAGAGAGCGCCACTAACACCTTTTACAACGGTCTGACCAAAGGAGCCTAGTTTTGTCAAACCGGCTGCTGCACCAGCCAATTCCCCTCCTGCTAATCCGGCAACAAGCAAACCGGCCGTAGTTGGGACGGAACGGGATACACTTGTAGCATACCAATCTGGATCAAGTAAGGAGGATGCGGAAAATTCCTTATCATATTTCGTATCAAATCCTTTTGTTACATCTTCGCCTACTTCTTTCAATGCCTTTCCAGCATTCTCAAATCCAAGATAGTTCACTGCGTTTCCCAATGATTTTACAGTGTCCCCGGTCCCGGCACGTAAAGATGTACCGACCTTATTTAAGAAGTTCTGGTTTTCTGGTTTCGGATTTTTCATCCCCTTATAAATTTCTTTCATCGGACCGAAATTGCCATCACCATTAAATAGCGCCCTAGCAGCATGATCGGCAATAGTCGCAAGAATCGGGTGCTTTTGGCTGAACGTTTCTGGTTGTGCCGGTTTTACTGATGTTTTAGGTGTTTGATAGGAAAGACTTGAAAGCTGTTGCCGCGCCAGCTCTTCTTTTCTCTTTTGTTCTGCTGCCCAAGCATCCGCTTGCCTGTCTACTTCTGCAAGATGGTCGAAGAACTGCTGTTGCCCATCCGAAATTAAGTCTGATAGCGTTTTTTTTCGGGAAGGTCCAACACCGTTTCCGTTTTGTCCAAATAAGTCGCGTAAACTCATGTCCTCACCCTTTCTTAACCATAGAAAAAAGCCTGTTGATCACAATGTATCGAACAGGCTTTTGCTAGTTCTACTTCATCAATCCACTAAGGGCACCGCCACCACCGTTTGCTACAGCGTCACGCTGACGAAGGATGTAGTCTTTATAACTTTCTCCTTCTTTACGTGGAAGAGTTTGCTCTTTTGCCTTTTGGCTTAATCCCTGCATAGCTTTATTCCAGGCTGCTTCATTTTTGTATTTTCCATTAGTAGCCACCTCGATAAGCGTGTCGCGTACGGTTTGTACATCATAACCTTGGCTTGAATAAGCTTGTGCATTACTGGATATTTGCTGTAGCACTTCTGGAACAGCAATAGGTCCTTGGTTTTTCATGTCCGAGAAAAGTTGTAAGGCTTCTGCTCGTGTATCATTTTTTGATTTTTTCACACCGCTTGCCATTTCATTCATTTTTTTGATTTCGGCATTCGTTCTGTTTGTATCATTCGTCAGTTGTCCTTGCTGGTACTGTTTTTGCCAAGCGAATTGATCGCGGTTTAATGAAAGATTATTGTCAAACTCGTATCGGCGATCCTGGCGACCAGCGTCAAACTCGTATCGGCGATCTTGACGTCCAAGGTTAAACTGACGTTGATTCTCTCCAAAATTCTTATCGAATTTATACAAATCATCCTGACGCCCAAGATTAAACTGGCGCTGGTTTTCATTGAATGTTTTATCGCGATAGAGATTATCCGCTTTTTGTTGCCCGGCGCGGAAGTTATTTTCCCATGACTGCTGAGTTTGTTGTGAATCGAATTGACGATCCCATTTATTATCTTCTCGACTTCGGTCATATAATCCCATCATCAGATTAGATAGTTGTTCATTTTTGCGAAGGTCAATATCCTGCATTCGGTTCAATTGGTTAATGGCTGCTGAAAACACCTGTGAGGCCGCCTGCGCCCGTGTAGCATCCCCACGCATTTGTGCCTCCGCTCCAATTTGCGCTGCATGTGCAGCGGCTTGCGCTAATCCTGCGGCTCGGTTGCTTTCAAGTTGCTGGTACTCTGGGGCATACGCACCTGTTACCTTTGCTTGTTCGTAGCTCATTAAATTAGAGTCCTCAATCCCTCTGTTCCGCGCCGACTCCATCATTCGATTCCAGGAACCGGTTTCCTGTCTTTTTAGGTTACTTTGCGCTTGTTGATATGCTGCATTTACCGCTGCTTCCTGCGCACCCTTTGCTTTGGCCGCATAGTCCTCCATTGCGCTTTGTGCGCTTCCAGCCTTGCCAAGCATGCTTTCATAAGCGCCACGGAACATGTTAAAAGTCTGATCGAAGTTCTGTTGGTTCAATTCCCGTACTGGACGATTAAGCATTAAATATGCCGCCTGGTCATATCCGATCATTGCCCGATCGTTTTTATTAATCGTATAATCTCCGCGATTCAACTGCCCAGACGGTGTTGTAATCCTTCCTGTCTTTTGATCCCATCCCACACTATCATCACGACCGCCAAAGAGAAAACGCACACCGATTTGGCCCTGTTTTGGTTGTATGGCCTGTTGATGTGCGTTTGCATTTAAATAAGCTCTCCCATTTTCTATCATGTACGAACCATCGTTGTATGTCTTTCCATTTACGGTTAATTGTCTTGATTGCGGATTGAACGTAGCGTTCGGGTCCATATCCCGCACCCAAGACCAACCTTTAGGTACAGCCATTTATAACACCTCATTTTTTACATAGAGTTTTTGATTGCCATTCCAATGACAAGACCTTCATAAAAGCTTCGGTTTATACCACTCATCCCATAATGACTATGATTGTTATAGATATTAGAGGCTTTTATGTTTATACCAATGTATAACCCTCTTATAAATTCCTGTTCATCGATAACCGGAATCCTTTTCACATTTTTTAAATACGTATGAAAATAACCGTTTTTTCTAGAGGTTGTTGTCTTATACCCTGAAAAATATGATTCATCTACACCGCCAACATCGACAATTTCAGCCTCTCTGGAAAAATGCATGACTGAAGGTACTCCATTAAAACCATCTGCGCCCAGCGCTAATAAAGCTTTTCGATTTGTGATAGGTTCAGATTCCAATAAAAATGTTGGGTTAGGTCCACCAACCATTCCGCGATAAAAATTAAATCCACTTTCGATCACAACATAGGAAATCCTAAAACCAGATAGCCAATGAGCTATGCAAAATTCATAAAATAAATGTTCATCATTATTTATGGAGTACCAACCATTTTCACCTAGGTTTAAATACCCTACCTTCTTATAAAACGTAGAATAGTAATCTGCATAGAATCGTCGGAAAGATTGATAAGATATAGAATTAGGTGATTCTGTACCATCAGGTAATAGTATAATATGCGAATGAAAAGGAATTTCATTAAATCTCCAAATGTTTTCCTGAGGGAAATCTTCGACTGGTGTACCAATCGGGTCTAAAAGTATGTCACTTTGAGAATATTCATGGGCGTATGGTATAAGTAGTCGTCTTTCCCCTACTTTTTTAAAGTTTTGCATATCATACCCAATCACTTCCGTTGCCTCATACAAAATGATACGATGAGTAGGGAAATACTTTGTGATAAATCGTTCAAGGTTTTCGATCGGTGGCATAACATCAAACCCCTGTAAATTAAACAGTTGTGTAAATTTACCCATGTTACATCTCCGGATATTCTATAATTAATTTTTTGCCAAAGAATTGATCCTCAGGATCGCTTGTTATTTTATTGATTCTCCCTAACCCGTCTCTGGAAAAAAACAGCGTTCGATTGTTTCCATTCTCAAAAGTGATTGTGCAAGCCAGTTCGGAAATTGATATTTTTGACATTTTCGGTATTTCGGTATTGGTTGAAATTCGATTTATAGTTATTTCATAACTTTGAGAATAGGTTTTTGTTTCTTTTGTTACGCTATCTTCAACTAATACATTAATGGTAAAAGGATAATCGAATGATACATAGTCTGGTTCCCCTGTAGGACGACCGTTAAGTATGATCTCTCCGATTTTCCCATTATTGAATCCAATAGAGATACCCGTAGGTAACTTTCCATTGGTCACAGTTACAGATTTTATCTTTTGATTATTTCCATAAGAAAACTGTATGGTCCATTTATAGTAAACACCTTGAATGCCACTAGGAAGATTAACAACTCGAAACGGATCTTTTTCTATTCCGCCATTTCCGGCCCCCGTTCCAGGTTTCCGGCATAAATCGATATAAAAGACACCGAAATACTCAGATACCGATGTTGTAGCATATACCGCAAACATATGACTTGATACTTTGTACATATCATCAGGGATCGGAATAGGGATTCCATTTTCATCAAGCGGTCCAGTTGGCGTCCCTGTAAGTTCGCCCGTTTCCGCTAACTCAATACCGGATGGTAGATCGCCATCTACAATTTCCCATGTAGCTGCTTCATTTGTAGGCACTGAAAGCATTTGGCTGTACGGAACTCCGATATACGCATCATTTAAGTTCAATGATTGAATACTAGACGCTCCAAGACTAGCAAGCGCTGCTTCTATTGCTTTTTGAATAGCGTCCATAATATCAGGGCTTTCGACGATTGTTTCATAAAATTGGGGGCTTAGGTTTTGTCCATCGAGTTTCTTTTGATTTAGAAGCCAATCTAGCTGTCGAAAGTTCTCATTGTACTTATCGATCAATCGTCGTAAGTCCTGGGTAGTATCATATCCAACGCTGTTCAGTTGAACGATTGGCATTATTTCACTCCCCTAGCCACTACAGATAAGGTTAATTTTTGCAATTCGCTAATCCGCTCTTTGGATGTGATTTTCAGTGAGATATTCCACCCCTTCACGCCAGACATACGCACACGTTGCGACTTCTGTTCTCCTTTTTTTACCTGCAAAGGAATGGGTTTAAATGTACGGGATTCATCGTCTACGAATGGAAGAACAGTTAAATTGAAATCATTTCTTGCTTCACTGTTTATCCAAAGAGATTTAACTTTTACTTTCCTAGATTCTAAATCAAACGGACCAATCATAAATTCCGTTTCGATTGGTGTTCCTGCGTCGTCACCTTCACCGGCGAGTTTTATGATACGTCCATCTTCAGTTCCAAAATATAAGAACTGTTCCACTCCGTAGTAAGCAACTGCACTCTTAATACGAAAAGGGAACTCATGGATGTACCAATTCTTCTCTAATAAGTCGAATACAAAGCAAACAGTAGGATTACTGGGGAACACAAGCCAAAACCGAACGCCGTCTGTATGTGTAAATGCACTACCCATATCTTTGTCATATAGTAATTCATCAATCTGCTGACTAATCGGGTATGTGTCAGAACCAGAATAAGCATACACTCGCTTGTCGTTACCTACCCATATAATGATTTCCCCGACAAGTTGAGCAAGACCAGTGCCATATACACCAACACTTCCTCCCGTATTGACTTCGAAATTGTCTTTGCTATACCCGTATATACGCCAGCTATTCCGGCGCGTTAAAAGGAATAGGTGTGTATTAAACGGAATGGCTTCGATGATGCTGGTACCCTCACTACTTCCGATTGCAAGTGAATGGTCAGGGGGCCATACATCTTTATTCATCCCTAAATCAGCACCGTCTTGGTCCAGCAACGGACCATTGAAATAAATTTTATTTCCGTTTTCCTTTTCTGGTGCAAAGCCGAACAAGTATTTCCGATACGAAAGAAAACGAGACATAGAGGGTACCGGAGAAGATGAAATTACATCATTGCCATTCTCCCGTTTGCTGATGTTTTTCAAATCTTCCGTTGTTCCAGTTTTCAAATCATAGCTAAACATTTGATTTCCATTCCCGAATATAATGAATTGTGAATACTGCACACTATCCAGGGGAGGTCCAGACAATCCAGAACGAACAACTGTTTTGTTACTATCATCTACAAGATATAGTGAATTTTCTACTTCAACAAAAAGCTTTTGTTGTGTATTTATCGTTCCACCTGTATGCATACTCTTTATAGGCGAAGAGAAGGAAGGCCCTAAATATGAACAGCCCTCCCGTGTAACGAGAGAGCCGCTTTTCGTCCAAAAATTTTTCCCGATCGACGCCTGACCAAGTTCACGGGTATGGAGTTTATTGATACCCCCGAATTTCGTAATGTCAATTGGTTGCTTTTCCATTAGCCATTACCACCGCCTGCTTGTAGCTGCATAATCATCTTTTCGTATCGCTTTCTTTTATGTGGTTCCAGCTTAATTTTTTGTTCAAGCGTAAAAATCCGTTTGTTCATTAGATAGTCATTATAGAAGTCATTTTTATCGTCTAACTCTTCCTCTTTTTGTTGAGACTTCGCACACATATAATCAACAAGAAGGTGATGGAACTGTTCAGGAAGCCCAGCCACAAGTTCAATATCATCTTCAACAGAAGATACATGTCCGAGCTTGGAATAAAAGTCAATTCGACATGTTCCCGCATCGGCCGATTTTATTTTTTGTAACTTCAATTTGTTATCTATGATCTTCCAGCCTTCAGTTGCATTATTAGTGAAAGAAAGCATCCGCAACTGACGCATGGATTTACTGTCTGGTTGCGTCTCAGTAAAGTACACACTAATGATTTGATGTTGATGTTTTAAATCCTGATCCGCGAGTAAATCGATCTCTGCGTTGCCGCCTGTTAATGTAATAGGTATCCCTTCTTTTGAACGAAGAAAATAGGCAGCCGGAGTAAGATCATCCAATGCTAAGTTAATGTAATCGATCCAGGTTGGTTCGTCATACACTTCTTCCGATTGGAGTTGTGCCAGGTCAATTATTTCGTTTACTTTCATAGTAACACCTCTAAAACGCAGGGAAAGAAATCCCGGTTAGCCACAAATAGCCTGATTTTGCCCGATAAATAGAGACTTCACCCTTTCGATTAATACGTAATTCTGTAATCTCAGCACTATTTTCATCTGCTCCGCTAACAGCAAAAACAGAGATATCAAATACAGGGCGATACTCTTTTTTCAATGTAAAAATGATGGTTCCATCTGTTGTGGTTCCTTTATAGATTTTTCCTCGTAAATGAACCATTCCATTATTATCCTTACTGCAAGATGTTACTCCATGGTTAAAGTAAGATTTATCTCTCCATCCTTCTGACAGTGTAATCATTTCCCATTTCGGTACATCAGCTTCTCTTCGATCCGGTATTTCAGTTGCTTCGATTGCACCATCATTTTTATTAAGCATAAGTAATTTATGAGTATCTTCTACAGTAAAGATGCCATTTTCATCCGGAAAATCAGATGCCATGAGCGAATCATCTACATTCATAGCTGGACGTATACCACAATCCCAATTTGCAGATTGGTTACTGATACCGCCATAAAACTCAACAGTTTTATGTCTGCCCGGTGTATTTTTTTCTGGTGTTCGTAAAGACCAAGCTGTATATACCATCCCCTCAAGAGGATTAACTGAAGAAGTTGTGTTCATTACAGCTTGCCAAGTAATAAAAGCTTTACGGGAATCGTCAGTTGCGTTTGAAAATAACTCTAATACGCTTCCTTCTTCTGTATTGAGCGGATCTATCTCTGATTGAGATAGCAAAAATACTTTGTCTTGTATTTTTTCAATGCCATCGTTTTTTATAACGCTTAAATCTGTGTACAGTATTGTATTGTTCTCCTTTTCTGTAAAACTAGATAGGAACCCAAGTGTATGACTGTACCCCGAATGTGTCGCAAAGTTTTCAACTGTAGGTTCTGTATCATGTTCGTGTGTAGGTTCAAACCATTCTTCACCAAATACATTTAACCATTGCCGAATATTCGAAAGAGTATAATCACTATTTCCAATTGGGTTATTAGGTTCTTGGGCATCCATTCCATGAAGATCGATGATATATTCGCTTAAAAGCGTCACAGAATTATCGGGGTATCCAGGATGATTTTTTGCCGCAACCGTCCATATAATAGGTTCTTTTCTGCTTTTTTCTACTCGATATGACCCAAAATAAATTTTACTTCCGATAGGTAAGTCTCGAATTGGTTGTGCCATCTCTTCACCGCCTAAAAATCCAGAAAACAGGATTTATTTAATGATAATTCCTTTTCCTCTCTTAAATAGAATCGTAGTTGTAGATAAGGCGAACCCAAGATTTTGTACCACAAGTCCAGGGTATACATTTGGATTCGTTACCGCTTTTCCTTTTTCATCAAAATCTAGGAAGTATTCACTCCCCACTGTTAATCCTGATAATTTATCGTTTTCTCCTTCCAAGTAGACGGATGCATTCCCGCCTGCGGCTACTGAATTTTTTACAAATCCATGAGCGATCCTTGTCGCACTTTGCGCATCAGCCAAACGTATCTTTGTCGTTCCAGCATCATCAAAAATATTTACAAAGTCACCCGCCGACAACGCTTCGTAAGCAGGTGCAACGTATGTGGTTGCCCCAAGGCCGGAAGGCATCACCGTTGGATCAAGTTTTCCTGTTTCATCTAAGCCGACTGGCTTCCCTTTGTCAGCCGCCCCTGCACTGGAAACTACCGGATTTACCGCTTCCTGTACCCCGTTTTTTCCTATTGTAATGATTTTCATATCATCAACCTCCAAGTACGACCGGCTCACCGATCTGTAATAGTATCGTCTGCTCGTTTTCTGCTACCCCAATACGCTGCACGAATCCCACTGACGGCGGATCATGTGAAATCATTCCTCCTGACGAAACAAAGCACTTTGCTCCTGGCGTTAGTTTCCACTTTGCATGTGTAACAGAACCGGAGATAGCAACCTCTATACTTTTCCCTCCGCTCCGCGTTTCCAGCGCGATACCAACTACTCGGCCCGCATGTGTTTCATTTAACGCATTGGCGGCAGCTACAGTGTTCCTCCGGTCCAGATACACCACTTGTCCCTCATTAACTCCAGCGGATATATACCGCTTATTTTCAGGCTTTGTACTCGGTGGACCAAACGGATAATCATGTAAGGTGTGTGTCAATCTTTCCACCACCATTCAAAAATTAGTTTTTACGCGGAATGGCTTGTTTTTGTATTCCACTGTACTTTTAAGATCGGAAATTCCTTGTCTGAACTCCGATTCCCATTTCATGCTCATTTCTACCTCACCATTCTGAACGAGCTGACAAGACATAAGATATTTGACCATCGGAAGCATATACATAGGTGATAGACTTATTTCATCCTCGACACTTTCAAGCCGTTTAAAATAACTTCGATAAGCCAGATCATACGTTCCGCTATCAGGGAATAGCAGCTTATCGTTTCGTATGATGTATCTACGATACGGGCGCCCATCTTTCGTTAAAGCAATCACCGAAACAAAATCGTTCGGCAGAATGTAAACATGACCCGCTTCCGCAACAAATGACATGTTTTTCTCCGGCCATACCTTCTCACCCATCTCATGTATACAATCATTCACCCAATCGATAGCATCCGTATCTTCGATTGATTCACTTAAAAGCTGTTCGGCACGCACCTTAATCTCTGCTATGTTCATGCGCATCACATCCTTATAAAAAAAGCCCCGGTAAAATACCAGGGCTGTCGTCTACGCAGCCATTAAGAAGGTTTATGGCCATAGATAAAACTTGGGTCATCCCAACCGTAGGAAAAGCGAACAACCGTTTTGTACTTCGCCACTTCCGTATCAAAAATATTTTCACTTTCTAGCTTCGCTTTGCGGCGGTCATACCAATTAAGGAATGACTTCATTCGTTCGGAGTCCACCATAAACCATGCTTTCGGATCAGTAAGGAACGGCCACTCAATTACATTGAGCGAACCTTTCCAAATGTTGATATTATTTTCGTTTGTATCCGGTTCTTTTTCTGTATCCGCAATAACCAACGCTGCTTTACGTAATTCTCCGGGAACAATAAGTGTATCCGGCTCGACAACAAGTAAATTGCCTTTGTCATCGGTCCAGCGGCGCATCTCTGCACGAGTTTCCTCTACGCTAGTTGCATTTAATTCCTTATTACCGGCGTTTTTAAATGTATCCGTTGAACCTGGGGCAATTGGGTGATCGGTTGCACATAGTGGCTTGCCATCAGGACCAACCATACCGCCACCAAATGCGAAATTAAACGGAGATGCCGCATGAACTTGGCGTGTACGGTGTACAGAAGTTGTAAGTAATCGAACACGTTTTTTAATCTCTCCGTATTGATCGTCTTCAACCAGTTCACGTTCAACCTTTAATCCTTTAGAATATTTTCTGTGACGATATGTTGATGTGAAGCCTTTGTTTACGTCCTCGTAGGCCACTTGGCTTCCGCTCTGTTCCCATTCTTCCATCAAACCAATGTTACCCATTCCGAGATTCGTTTCTTGTGCTTTTTTCGAACCCTCTACGTTATAAATGGTATTCACATAATCTTTGTGCGCCTTCATGTTTTTATCAAAAATAACACGCAAGTTCGGTTCAAGCAGTTCTACCCATTCTGGTGTAATGAAACCCATCTATATCACTCCTAGTTGAATAGACGCTTCACAATAGAAACGTCCATTGTTTTTTTGTTTGTATCGATCGCATGTACAGCCAGTGGCCCATCCACTACTGCCGTATCTACTAAGCGAGAGCTTTTCAGTCCAATCCCTACCGTATTGGCTGTCACATCTGCGCCGGTATACGACACACGATAAATGTTACCTGGCTCATCATAAACAGGACCGGTTTCTCCGGCCTTTGCTGAAGAAATGGAAGTCGCCATTACACCAACTACATTATCCTTCGTTGTGTCATTGGCTTTCGTGATATTTCCATTTGCATCAATTGTAACTAAATCGCCCCGCTTGAACGATTCACCTGTTTTAAGCGTATATGACCGTGGATTCGCGTCTACCATTGCAGTATTACGGATAAATTCAAATCCATATGTTGTTGCCAATTCAATCACTTCCTTTTCCCGCGTTCTTTTGCGATACGTTCTTGCGCCTTGGCTACCTCTTTCGGATCAAGGCCAAAGTTTGCAGCCATAGCGCGCGCTTGCTTAGAAAGCGTAACGTCTGACTTTCCGCCCGACGTTCTTCCTTTTTCTGCTGATACCTTTTGTCGCTTATTTGACATTGCCAACGCCCTCTTTTCTGCACCTTGCCGCACACCATCCAACAATTCACCGTCAAGCACTTTAGAACCGATGACATATCGAGCTGCTGTGTCAAAGTCAGTAAAATTACCATGCTGAGAGAATGCATCGATTTCCGCTTCATACTTTTTGATGTGCGGATTCTTGATTAGTTCAGCCTTTTGCTGACTATAGATGAACTCCCGCTGTTGCTGTTCGAATGCAGCTTGCTTTTCTTCCATCTCCGCAAGCTGCCGATCTTTATCAACCAGCTTTTTTGCATCTTCCTCTGACATTCCGTTATCGATCAGCTCTTCAATCTTGTTCTGTCGCAACGTATCCATGACTTGATGAATGTCCATGCCAGTTGAACGCTCCAGCTCACGGACTAGGCGTGCATATTCGTTGTTGTTCCGTCCTAGTCGCTGCTGGACAATTTGATCAATCTTTCTCTGCTGCGCTGGGGTAAACTCGACTACTTCCGGTTCCTCTTTTTCCTTTTCATCCTCCGGTTCTTCTGAATCTTCTTCTACATCATCTTCCTGGTTCTCATCGATTTCCGTGTCTGTTTCATCGTCCAGTTCGTCTTCATCAATCACATCGTCATCCAGATCGTTCGGATCGTCATCTACATCGCTTTCATCATCAGCAAAAAATTGTAGGTGCATTGGCAGGTACAGCTTTTCTTTCTCCATTTCATCCTCCGTGTTTAACGTCACATGGACGATCCTTTGCTGTTCTTTATGTGGTCTGCAGCATGTAAAAAAGACCATCAAAAAAGCCACTCCTAGGAGCGACTTCATAAAGGACTTGATTCAATCCACAAAGTATAAAATTGGTGGCAGATGAGCAAAAACAGGAACATTTATTCTTATTTTATATAATTTCACTTCATCTTTTATTCTTTTCCGTATCGTTTATCCACCTTAGCTGTAATATCTTCTGGGTTATATCCCATGCTGATGTTACGATCTAAAGCAGCATCGATCTCTTCTTCTTTCGGGAATCCAACGGTTTTCACTCTGTCGATTACATTATCCTCATGATCCAGGACTACAACATAGAAGAGCTCCTTCATTGTGCTCCACCTCCTAACTGTTCTTGAATCCGTTGCAACGTAGTTGCCCGTGCTTCTGGTGTCATTTGTTCCAGTTCATCCATTATTTCTGGATTCTCTTGTGCAATGCGTTCCAAGACTGCCGCTGTATTTTCATAGGCTGCTTGCGCTTGCGCGTCAATGTCCGCCTTCGGGTCGGAACCCGGTGGAATATATGGTTGTGTTGCCGGTGGTACCCCACCGCCCATTGCTTGTTGTTGGGCCATCATTGCCTGCTGCTGCATCATTTCTTTTTTCTCACGTTCTTGCTGTATCATATGGGTCCACGGCGGAAACTTACCATGTTCCATGACATAGTAGAAAATTTCCCCATCGATGGCCCCGCTAGAGTACAATTCTTTTGCCATCTCCATATAGAAAGCACGATCCGTCGGCATCGTGGTTGTGATACCGCATCTCACGTCAAACTCTGGCGAATAGACCTCATAGTCTTCGCCTTCTACCATGCCTTCTTCTGGCATAAACTCTTTTAGCGGCATTACGCTGCCGGTATTGTAGTCATATACCTTTTGAATGTCTTGGACAGCAAACATACCGTATTTGATTCTTTTTCCGTCCTCACCTTGTCCAAGCAGACGATAGGCCCGCTTTTCTTCATAAAAACGGCTAATCAGGTTGTTTATCTGTATACCTACCTCTTCATAGGCAGTCATCATAGACATTTCCTTACTTCGTAATCGCACCTGCGCCCGTTGTGCAAGCAAGTCTAATGCCCGGAACGCAGTTATGGAACCCGGCGCCTTCCCCTGCGATATGTCAAAGCGGCCAACGATTGTCTGCATTGTCTTTTCAATCCGTCCGGTTTCAGCAGTTAATGATGCCGGAGCGCCTTGTCCATATACACGTTGAATATTCTGCGGGTTATTGGTAGGGAACCACATACCAGGAATAGTGCCATAATTCTCGATATAATCCCGCTGCTTCTCTGAAACCGCATCTTCTTTGTAGAATGTTTGCCCAAACGCCCCGTGCATGTTTGCTTCGAGAATCATTTCACTCGTTTTATTAAGAACGATCTGCGGCGATTTAAGGAAGTAAGCTTCCCCAAACCCCCACGGACTGTTTTCTCGCGGGTAACATTGGCGTACAACAAACGGAAACTTCGCATCTTCGCCCGGATCGTAATACACATAGTTTGCATGTTTGAGATACACTTGCTGGCTGTCACCGCACCACCATATCACATGGAGTCCTGGTCCTTCGTCCTCTTCTCCATCATCCAAAATCATTGGTCGACCGCGATACCATGTTTCTACAACAAGCACTTGCCCCTCATCATCCAAATTCGATATATCAAGGTCATCCTCTTCAACCATCATATCTGCTCGTTGTGTGTCAAATTGGAGATCCTTTACTCCATATCGTTCCTCAACATCTTCTGTGGTACGGTAAATCGCTTTATGGACCCGCCTACCGTCATTAATATCATCCGTTTTACAACGACCATCAACAAAGAATGATTGGGGATGTGTGACCTCCCATCGAATATCACCCTTCCAACGATTCGGCCCGCGTCCGCCCTGCCAGTATTCATCCCAGTATTGGTGCCAGATTCCCGTACCATACAAGAAAAAGTTGCGTAGCCAACGCTCCCGCTCGGCCGTAATTCGATTTTTGTACCCAATGAACTGTTTCAGCTCTGACATAATGTTTGCTGCATCTTCGTCGCCCTCTTCAACCGGCATATCGGTAAGCTCTACATCTTGTGAGAACTCAGCAACCAAACTTTCAATCAATGCAAACGAGACATTTTCGACCACGTTAGGCCGTCCTTGTTTTTGTTCATCATTACGCAACGGTATTCCATTCGGCCCAAGCAGATCCCAGTGATCGCTTTTATAGAGCTTATACATCTCCTGCATCTCACGGGTATACTCATCTTTTGCATTACGGTCCAAGTCAAACCATCGATAGCAGCGCTCTACTGCTTCCTCTTTCGTTCTCATTATCTATCCAGCTCCGCACTTGTAATGATGAATTGATCACCTTGCTTTTTCCCGAACACATACAATCGGATCGGCATATCATCTTTCAACAAACGTACTTCTGATGGCAAAGCAGATAGTGGAATGGTAGGCTGTACCTGTTCTTCTACTTTCCTTTTTGGTGGCATCATGATCCCTCCCTTTCTTTTTGCTTCTCATCTATGCAAAAAAACTGCGTTGCCGCTTTGGTTTATCTTCCATTTCCGGTGTATCATCTTCACCCGGAAGGTTCTCATATTCAATTTTGCGGTCGTCTATCTGGCTGCCTTTGTTCCTCTCTTTTACTTCCGCGTATACGGCAAGCAAAACAATTGTTTGAATCGTTATGCCTGCTATAACAATCCATTCCATGTGTGTTCCTCCCTATCAAAGACTTGGCCCGCGATATCTTGATCTGTCATCGTCATATTCATCACGGCCTGATTCCTTATCGAAATCATGCTTTGGCGTGTTATGTAAACCGCCTGGAACGATCGGTTCACTTTCAAGGGCAACGCCACGAATAAACCACCCGATCATTGCAGCAAGCAGAATATCATCACGGCACCCTTCCTGGTGCTGCGCCTTTCCTCTTCGTTTTACAAAGGTACGCATTTCACCAAGCAAACGGCGACAAGGAATCTTGATTAATCCGTCTTTATAAGCTGTGCGGTAATCTTCTACAATCTGTGGCCGTGTCTTCTGTGTGGTAGGAAAGCCCTCTTTCTCCAGCAGATTTCCCTTTTGGTCATAATCCCGATGCGTGTATAGGTTCGGATATCGGAAGATTTCCATGAGCGCCAAAAGGACCGCATGACCATGATTATTCCTTTCGGGTGCCAGTTTCGCATTGTTGTACATTCTTCCGAGTTTATCCAATAACCTAGCGTGGTCGAATGGTTCTTCCCAACATTGCAGCGTTGCGACAATCTCACCCGTTCTTCGCTTGAATACAACGGCTGTTGAAGCGTCATTTTCATCTTCGTCCAACCCTTCTGCCACATCACTACCGATTTCATATTTCTCACCCGGCTGCGGTTCTTCCCATATCCATAATCGATCATCAAAATCTTTTCGTATGGGGTCCGGCGCATGCAGGATATCATGTTGTATTTGTTCCTGGTTGAATATAGGGCGACCGGATACAAGAAACGCTTCTTCCGGAAAAGATGGATACTCCTGCTGGAATTGCTTTACATCATTGTTACACTTGTCGATGATAGTGCGCCGACGCCATTTAAGCTGCTCCGCGGTTAAGTTAAACCGTTGCTGCAACTCCTTCTCCGTTGCATCCATCGATTCAATGAAAGCATGAAGTTCTTCTTTATTTTCAAAGTCCATACGATAACTCGGAAACTCATGCCAAGCAAAGAATAAAGGGATATAACTGCTCTGACCGTTAACCGCTTCTTCCCATTGCCGGTGATACGGTTCCCCAATACCATTGGCTGTGCTCTCGATAATACAAATCGTACCTGGTGCATCGGAAAGCGCCTGATTAAGCGCTAGTAAATGCTTTTGTTTTTTTGATTCAGGCCAGTGTGCCAGTTCCGAAATGTGCAGGTAGTGAATCGTATCAGAACGGCCCATTGTTGGCGCTTGGGCGGACTCTACTGTAATTTTCGAATTAAGCCCCGGTTTCTTCCGCTTTGCCGCCCGATCCTTTGTCGGATTCTCGAATGTCATCTTCTTTGCGTTATCATATTTACGCATTGGCCTTACAACACCTGGTACGTTCTCATAGTATGTTTTAAACATATCGTACAAGTTACTGGCTGCTGCATTGTCATGCGCAACAATCTTACTATTACGCGCTTCTGTTAACGACGAAAAATAGTAGACAATCGCCTCTGCTGTTGTACTGAATCCCATTTGTCGCGCTTTGAGGATAATGATACGTACCGGCTTACCTTTGAGAAGTTGTTTGAATACCGTTTCTACTAGCTTCTTTTGTGCATCATTCAGAATAAGCGGAACAATACCGCCCTCTTTCGTCTTAATACGTAAGCAACGTGCGCAAAATTGTTCAAAATCCTCTATGATATCGATAAGCTGTAAGGCTTTTTCCCGGCCCCTCTTTTTAGCGAACCGACGAATCTTTTCTTTAATTTCATGGGCGATTTCAATCACAAGAAATCATCCCCTAAATCATCGTCGTCATCGTCATCTGTATTTTTTGGCTTCACCTTCATACGCTCAATATCAAGCATCTCCAGCTTTGCCACCTTATCCGATAAAATGCCGATGTAGTTATTTACATCACCCATCTGTACGCCAGCAACCTTTTTCAGTCCCTTAATTACTTCTGCAAGGTCCTGCGTCATTTTTAGATACAAGGTAGCCTGCATCATCAAATGACTTCGTGCCTCAATTGTTGCCGGTTCGGTTTTAAGCAGCGCATTAATGTCTTTCATCAAAGATTGGACCATGCTGATTGCCTGTAGTAGTTTGTCCTGCCCTTCATCAGCAGCTTTAATCTTCTTATCCATAAATGAACGAGCGCCTTTTATAGAATCGAAAGCGTTCGTTATAAACTCTTCCTTTTTTTGTGTTCGGATTCGTTCGAACTGTTCGAGCAAGTCCTCCGAAACGCCATGCCCTTTTACAACCCTGTTTACAGTGGAAGGGCTTATGCCTAATTCTCTGGCAATCTGCCTTTGACTTACGCCTTCCGATGACATGGCAAGAATCTTCGCTTCCTGTTCTTCTGTTAATTTGTTGTGCTTTCTAGACACTACATAGCCCTCCCCCCTATCCGTGATAAATAAAAGCCCTCTCTATAGAGAACTCATGATTTTCTCATAACACGCTTTAATTACTAATGCATCATGAAGGGCATTATGCTTAGTCCCTGTGATCCCTACATACTCTTCACGGTTAATATTAGGGTCTATGCCCATCACCTTAAACAAGGTTGATATATCAAATGGGATATAATATACGTTCTTAGGGATACGAAATGCATGACCAAACAAATCACAGAACAACACCCAATCATACGCCAAGCAATCAGACCACATTTCTACCTTCTCAAACTTTGCTAACCATTGACTCAACATAATGCTAATTTGATTAAGACTATCTTTCATCCTTACATTGTCCCAATCAACATTGTTGTAATGCGGCCTTTTATCATTTAAAAGAAGGTTATCCAAGACGTTTTTCTGTATCCATTCATCGATTTGACTTTTATCATACTCTGTAGATTCCGCATAAAACGTCCTTCCATCCTCCGCTACCAATCCTATACTGATTAGCGTTGTGTTCTTGTGCAATCCTGTAAATTCGGTATCAAAGAATACCTTCATACTCATTCCCCTTTCGAATAAATAAAAAAGCCGCCTCTTAGCGACTATTCTTCTGCCAGTTCATATGTAGCTTTGAATATATCTTCTCGGCAGGGATAAAACTCACCGTTTACGCCTTTAATGACATAATCACCTAAGCTTGCAATCATAACTCCTTCAAGTGTTTGTATTTTAATTACAGGTTTTCCATCTATGAAAGCTGGATCACAAGTGCAAGTTATCCAATGAAAAACCTTATCTTTATTTTCTTCTGTAAAATGTTCTGCTTCGACCACTATTGGTTTCTTGCGATATTTAGCCATGAGCAATCTCCTTATTGACTAATGTTTGAGTGTTTTTGTTATTACTGCGTAGTATATATTTACTTATCCTTAATCCACCGTTAGGCCGCCGAATCCTCAACCGGTATGCCGTCCCTTTACATGTTATAGAGACAGGAGAGATTCAGAAGCCTAACGCCGGACTAAAAGCCCTGGCGTGCGCTAATCAATATATATAAACAGGTATACGCCTGGTTAAAACCTACTTAACGATCATCCAATCTTCTGCCAATACATCGCTTGTGCTTGGCGTCCACATAGCATATGTGCCGTCTGCACATTTTAATTGCAGATAAGGTCTGCATTTAAACAAATCCCCTTCATTCAATCCCCATGTCTCGGCGGTTTGTTTATTGCAAGGTATTCCGTCTGGATATCCTTTTTGATATGCCGCGTACATCCCTTTACCATTCCATCCAGCACGAGTTACCTTGTACCCTTCTTTCATAAGATCAACAGCTAACCCAATACCGAACTGCGCCTTAGTTTCAATCATTTGTTCTACAGTTACAACATTAACATTTTCCATAATCATTCCCCTTTCTGTTTTGCTCTCCCTTCACAAATAAAAGGTAGCTACAAAGCCGCTACCATGGCATAGAAGAAGGAAATTAAGCGACCGCCTTACTTGGGCGACGGTCAGCCCCCACGATCCAATCCTTTACGCTTGTGGTCAGCGTCGAAAGGAGGTACACCCACCGCAGGAGGAAGCCCCGATGCTTTCCTACTGTTTATCTTTCGTTTGACCCCGAAAGCAGCCTCGTGAACGGGTGACTTGGGCAGAATTGGAGTAACTAAATAGAAAGGTCAAAGTATCGCTATTGTTACCCTTATACTATTATCGTAACTTGTCCGTCAATAACGGTATCGATTTTTGTTAGAAAATTAATTTTTGTTAACAAAATACCATCTCCCATTTTGCATTGTGAAAATCCAACAATCTTTTTTTTCTTCTCTTTCCTCTTCTTTTTCTTCCCGCGTCCTATTTATTATCCCGTCCAAACGACGCAAAAGAGAAAACTTGTGAAATCGAAAATTACTGTCCTTCCACCCCATTCGAAACATAACTTCCGTCTTGCTTTTTCGCTGAAAGTACAGCAATTCAACCAGTAGCCATTGTCGTATTGTTAACTTTTTCAACGCGTATTCCCATATTGCTAATTCCTCTACTTCCTGTAATGTACGCGACCCGGATGCGAACCGATCTGGTAATAAAGCAAGTTGGTGTTCTATATACGTGAATTTATCTGCTTTTGGACGTCCCTTCTTCTTTTCCGCTACCTGCATCTGCATCCGGCATCCCTCCATAAGATAATGTCTTATCTCTATGTTAGGAAATCAGTGGGTGCTAGTTCGAATTTCAGGTACAAAAAAAGAGCCGCTTATGCGACTCATCTAAAATTTTTTCATTTTAAACCAAATAAAACCATTTATTTATTTCATGAAATAATGAAATATGATATATTATTCTTAGGAGGTAAAATAAACCTCCGCTCCCGAAAGGGGGTGAAAAGATAATGGGGATAGGTGAAATTGTTGTTTCGATTCTAGCGACAATCGCCGCAACCGCGGCATGCATTAATTCAGCTTTAAACAAGGAAGCAGCAGAGATTAACAAACAAGTAAAAGAAATCGAACTAGAGTTGAAGAGATTAGAGCTAGAAGAAAAACACAAACCCCGGCGCGTTTGGAGACGGTACCGGGGTTAAACCAGAAACAGGTGAGGACGCGAAAGCGTCTGAACCTGTTACCCTTTATCTTATGTTTATTTTACCTCCAATATACCATAATGGCAAGGAGGATGTGCTATGTTCTGGATTGTTACCCTTATCGCCGTATTATTTGTTTCGCGCTTGTCATTCACTACATACAGAGAAGCAAAAAATAGAAAAGAAGAAGCATTACAACGTTTAGAAGAAGTTAAAGAAAAATACGAACGCGCAAAGAAAGGGCGTCACTAATGGCAAAGAAACCAGCTACATTTCGTTTTGAAGAAGATATGCTCGAATTACTGAAAACATGGGCATATCTAACAGAAGAAAATCAACAAACCATCTTAGCCGAAGCATTCCACCAATATACACAAAATCATCCAGAACTTTTACAAAAAGCAAAAAATGTAATAGAAGCAGCAAAAGGAAAATCATAAGGATAGTCGGTTTCTTAAGAACCGGCTTATTTTCTTGGGCTATTCGTAAAATTCCGATGGAGTCACTCATTCGTCTGTATTTGATGTAAACGTAGCCGCTCTTGTAAAAATTATTTTTTCCCATTTGTTACGATAATTAATTTTCCCCTTCTTAATCCGGTCCTTTGCCAACATTTCGATATCATCTATATGACGTCCGAATTTCTCAGCCAGCGCTTCTATTGTCAAACCATCTTTCCAGAGCTGGTCAAATTCAAATACCTGTTGCAAATCCCACAACATGTTAACTTCTTCAAGTGCCGTATAAGTTGAACGTCGATTTTCCGTCATGTATGCCCCCTCAATCCGCACAATAATTCTTTTCTGTTTTTCCCGATCACTAATTTTTTGCCCCAGTTTCATCCTCATTCCCTCCCATCAAAATAAAAAACCGCTCGGTATGAGCGACTTAATTAAGCTAACATATATTACTGAAAATAATTTAAAAATGAATAATGTGTAGTTTGAATTACAGTTCCATATACATCTTCTTACTATAATCAATGTGTGAACTTCAAATAGTAAGAGGAGGAATATAGGAATGGAATAACGAAAAATTAAATCAGGCAATAAAACAATTTCAAGATAAAGCATCTACGGATGCAGAGTTTCGTAAGCTCGCGTTAGAGAATCCATCAAGTGCTGTTAAACAAGTAATTGGCTTAGATTTACCTGAAGGGTTCAAACTACAGGTAGTTGATAATGCTGGTGCGCATTTAACGGTTGTACTTCCAGACTTAAAAGGAAATGAATATGAATTAGACGAAACAGAATTGCAAAATGTAGCTGGCGGTGTTTCTTTTGGTGCATTTGTATTGTATCAGAATCATCCTGCATACCAAGGTCGCGGAAAATAAAACACTCTTTATATAGGCCTAGCAACTCACTATTGAATTACACAACCCGAATGATAGACATTTAATAAAGTCTATTACTCGGGTTTTTATATTAGACATGCTTTGTCTTCTTATCCTTCCTCATGTTCCACTTCCTCTGCTCCCACCGTAGCCTGTCCCGTTCTCGATAAACTTTCACGCATCTGCCTCTCTTGTTTTCTACCAACGAAAAAAGCACAGCTTCATGGCCCCGCTCCTTTAATTGATATTCTGGTTTTTTAATACCAAAAAGGATCACTCCCTCGGAACGGCCCCTTCGCTTATCTTTTGCCATTTACATCACCACCCACCTCCAAGGCAAAATAAAAAGCCGTTCTATATGAACGACTTAACTTATCCAATCAGCAAATATATATAATCCATATAGGGATGTACCAGCCCATAAAATACGACGAAGTATCCGATAAGGTATAAATATTCCAATCAACAGAAGAGCTACCCCTAAGGCAAATACCCATACTCCTAGCTTTAATGCCATGGTATTTAACCCTCCTGTATCTACGGTAAGATTCAAACCTTCTAGAAACAT